AGACAAACAAGCAGAAGGCTTTAGTGCTGGTGAAGATGGCTACCCTAGTAATGGCAGAATCGCATGGGCTCTCTGGGGTGGAGATGCAGGTTATAGTTGGTCAAAAAGATTGGTGGAACAAATGAAAAAAGAAGATGATAGAGCGGCTCCAGATGCATTAAGTTTAGGAGATTTTGTAAGCTGGGATAGTGCTGGTGGTAGAGCTAGAGGGAAAATTATTAAAATAGCCAGAGATGGAAAGATTAATATTCCTAACAGTGATTTCTCAGTTACTGGAACTCCAGATGATCCTGCTGCATTAATACAAATTTATAGAAGTGGTGAACCTACTGACACTGAAGTAGGTCATAAGTTCAGCACATTAACTAAGATTAATCCCATAAGGGATTTTAACGATTTCAATTCTAATGAATTGGAAATGCATCCAGTAGAAAATACTGAGGAGAAAACTATGCAAAAAGAAGATAGACATATCCTCAGCGTTTCTGAAACTGATAACTCTGTTATCGTTGAGTTTGAGAAACATGAGGATGTAGAAGAAGGTGAAGAAGTAGAAATGGCTGAGGAAGTTTCTATGATGGATCAAGATGAGGAAGAAAGAAAAGTATTACATATGCCTATGAAATATAGGACTGTTGATCTTTCCAGAGCTTCTCATATTGATGAAGAAAATCGTAGAGTCAGAGTTGGTGTTTCTTCTGAAGAACCTGTTGAAAGAAGTTTTGGCATGGAAGTGCTAGGACATTCTGAAGGTGATATAAACATGGAGTTTATAGCATCTGGGCGAGCACCACTGCTCCTTGATCACGATATGACCAAGCAAATAGGTGTAATTGAAGAATTCAAGGTTGATGAGACTGCAAAAAGGACAATTGCAGTAGTTAGATTTGGTAAATCTGCTTTAGCTCGTGAAGTGTTTGAAGATGTCAAAGATGGTATTCGCATGAATATCTCTGTAGGCTACAGAATAGATAAACTGGAGCGTATTCAACGTGATGGCGAGGATTATTACAAAGCAAATTGGACACCAATGGAAGTTTCTTCTGTTAGCGTTCCTGCTGATCAATCCAGACTTGTAGGCGTTGGGCGTTCTAAAAATAAACAAACTAAAACTCAAATAGAGGTAATTAAAATGACTGAAGAAGTTAAAAATGAAATTAACCTTGATGAAGTTAGAGCTCAAAGTGCTGACGAAGCAAAAGCTGAATTCAAAAGAAATTCAAAAGAGATCATTGATCTTGCTGTAAAGCACAATAAAAGAGACCTAGCTGACAAGGCTATTCAAGAAGGTGTATCTGTTGAAGAGTTCAGAGGAATATTATTGGAAAACATTTCTAATAACACTCCACTTGAAACTCCTTCTGAAATCGGAATGACACCAAAAGAAGTTAGAAGATTTAGTTTAGTACGAGCTATTAACGCTCTTGCTAATCCTTCTGACAGAAATGCACAGCGAGCTGCTGAATTCGAATTTGAATGTTCAGAGCAAGCTGCTAGAGAACATGGCAAAGTAGCACAAGGAATTATGCTTCCTGCTGATGTTCTTCGTAACTGGACTAGAGACATCAACACAAGTGATGACTCTACTCTTATCGCTGAAGATTACAAAGGTGGAGATTTCATAGACGTTCTAAGAAACTCTTCTTCTGTAATGCAAGCTGGTGCAACCATGCTTCGTGGATTACAAGGCAACGTAGTTATTCCTAAGAAAACTGCTGCTGCTTCTGCTGGCTGGATCGCTACTGAAGGTGGAGACTCTGCTGAGTCTGAATTCACTTCAGGATCAGTAACCATGTCTCCTAAAGTTATCGGTGCTCACACTGATGCTTCAAGATTAATGCTTCAACAATCTTCATTAGATATTGAAAACTTAATCAGAGATGACCTTACACAATCTATTGCTTTAGCAATTGATTTAGGTGCTTTGGCTGGTTCAGGATCAAGTGGTCAACCAACTGGTATTGCTAATACTTCTGGAATCAACACAACAACATTTGCTGCTGCTAGCCCAACTTTTGCTGAGGTTATAGCTATGGAAAGTGCTGTTGCTGCTGATAATGCATTGTCTGGTTCATTGTCTTACATTTGTAAGCCAGCAGACTATGGAACATTGAAAACAACTAGCAAGGACACAGGTTCTGGTCAGTTCGTTGTTGAGCCTGATGGAAGAATGAATGGCTACAATGTTATCAGAAGTAATCAAGTAACTTCAGGTGATTTCTACTTTGGAAACTTTGCTGACTTGTTAATTGGAATGTATGGTGGATTAGACATTACTGTTGATCCTTATGCACTTTCAAAAGCAGGTGGCGTGAGAATTATTGCTCTACAAACTGTAGACGTAGCAGTTCGTCATGCTGTTAGTTTCTGTAAGTCATCTGACTAATTAGCTAATGCTTAAATGGAATGGTGGGGGCAACCCCACCACCTTAATTATGAAAAAATATAAAATTTTACAAGACACAGTTGCCAATGGATCAAAGGTTCATGCTGGCGATGTAGTAGAGCTTGATGAGGTCATAGGTCATTCATTATGTGGCTATGGCAAAGCAGAAATTCATGTTGAAAAACCAAAAGCCAAGAAGGCTGATAGAAGTGTTGGTTTAGAAACATCAGAGGTTAAAGCTCCAAAGAAAAGAGCTAAAAAATAAATCATGCCCATTGAGAGTGCAGCAGATTTTACTTCTTACCTAGACATCAACACAGGTCATGGAGTTACTGCTACATTCTTCGAGGTGCAACAATCATTATGGGATCAAAGAAATGGTCTCATAGATACTTGGTTCGATATTGATTCTGGAAATACAACCAATATCAACATCATCATAGATCAAGAATATTTCAATATAGAGGGTGGTACAGTTCCTGTTGCTGGTTATCAACCCAGAGCAATTATCAAAGCGACTGATGCTCCTTATATATCGCAAGAAGATAGATTGGTGGTCAACGCAATTACAACCAATCGTGGCAGTGTTTTAAAACCTGAAACTGCTTTTGTTGTTAGAACAGTAGAGCCTGATAACACAGGCATGGTTTCACTGGTATTAGAGGAAGAATAATGTCTCAATATCGCATGGAAACAGAAGAAGATATGATTTCATACCTAGATATAGACTATGGTCATGGCGTATCTGCTGTTTATACAAATAATGGTACTGACTCTACTATTAAGATTATTCTAAATAATGAATATGTTGAACAAGAAGAAGGTATAGGCGTGGAAGCACTAAAGCCGATAGCTTATTGCAGAACAATAGATGTTCCAAATATATCTTTTGGAAATACACTGGCTGTTGCAGCCATTAAAGATGTTGATGGCAATACATTAAAAGCAGCTCAAAATTATACAGTTGTGAATATACAAGCAGATAGAACTGGTTTCTCTGCTTTGATGCTTGAGGAAATATAATGGCAAATCATATTAGACAACAAATCAGAGAAAAATTTGGCACAACTCTAACAGGATTAACAACTACTGGTTCTAATGTTTTTGAATCCAGAGTTTATCCATTAGAAAACGCTTCTTTGCCAGCATTAATCATTTACACAAAATCAGAAACATCTGAGCCCATTGTTATAGGTACACAAAGACTTATGAGCAGAGAATTATCAGTTGTAGTAGAAGGTTATGCCAAAGCCACTAGCAACTTTGATGATACTATTGATACAATAAGCAAAGAAGTTGAAGCAGCAATAGCTGCTGACAGAACTCTTGATGGATTGGCTAAAGATACTTATTTAGAATCCACAGAGATAGAGTTTAACGCTGAGGGAGAAAAGCCATTGGGCTATGTCTCACTTACATTTTTAACTAACTATTATGTCAAGGAAAATGCTCCTGACGTAGCAGTTTAAAGGAGATAATTATGAAAATGATTAGTCCAGACGGAAAAGTTTCTATAGATGCTCACCCTTCTAAGGTTGAGTCATTATTGAATAAGGGTTGGAAAGAAGAAGCAGCCCCATCGAAAGATAAACCTAAATCTTCTTCTAAAGAAAAGTCGAAAGACGAGGTAGAAAATGGCAACACATAAAGGAAGTGAGGGAACTGTAAAGGTTGGCTCAAATGCTGTAGCTGAAATAAGGTCTTACTCAATCGAAGAATCTGCTGATACTTTAGAAGATACTTCAATGGGTGATTCTGCTAGAACTTATAAACCATCATTAACAAGCTTCTCAGGAAGTTTGGATGTTTTTTGGGATGAAACTGATACATCAGGTCAAGGTGCTTTAAGCATTGGATCAGAGGTAACTTTGAATGTTTATCCTGAAGGCGATACTGCTGGTGATACTTATTACTCTGGTTCAGCCATTGTAACTGGTGTTTCAAG